GACTGCGGTCCTACTGGTGCGAATGTATCTTGTGTGAATGCCATGCTCTACCTCGTGTATACTATGACAGGCTAAGGGGCAAAACGGGGAGGGTAGAGGCTCCCCGCCCTTAGTCATCAACCAACGGTTATAATGTTTTCCCCTGGATACGCTTCATTCCACTTCTGCTGTACCATCTTCCGATACTCAGGGTCAGTTTGCATCTTGCGATTACCATGCTCATCTTTGGCAAATTGTAATGCCTCAAGCTCTTGACGACTAATCTGGTTAGCAGGGTTAATACCTGAATTTTGCATAGGTGCGTTCTTACTCTTAGCGATGAGTGCCTCAACTGCCATGACACCAGCAGCACTCGTTGTAGCCTCGTGCAATCCTTCCACCTGTTCAGGAGTAAGATTAGCCTTAGCCCAATTAGTTATATTATTAACACGCTGTTGAGCATTATCACCTAGCTTGCCCATTTCCTCAGCAATACGGGCTTCTTCCATTGATTCAGCCGCTAAACTATCTGCGTGTTGGCTTTCAACAAACATATTAACCAACTGATTAGCCATGTCTTGAGACATATTCGACTCTTTAGCCATTTCTGTGAATTGAGTAATCAAAGGATTCTCAGCATCTAATTCGATACCTTTCTCCGTTAATTGCTCAGACAAAGACCACTCATAAGTCTCAGGCGCACCTGTAAACGCACCAAACTTGCTTGATAACTGGTTATAAGACTCCAATACTTGATCGTGATTAACGCTCTTACTCTCATTATCCCAAAACTTCTCAGGGACATTCTCAGGACGCTCAATAGCATCTGCTACCGCTTGGGCGTTATCTTGCCCGTTATCTTCTTCACTCATAACTCAAACTCCACTGATTCAATCGCTATTATAATATTGCGGATAAACCGCTTCTCTCCCTCGCACATACCTGCGTCAAACTGCGTTGACTCTGCCGATAGTGTAGGCATCATTAGCAAGCTATCTCTCCACTTGGCTAATAATTCTGCACCTGCCTCATTCTGTACAAACGTACGATGAAGCAAGATATTGTTCTTCTCCATTAACTCCTTGAATTTCTTTTCAGCATTCAAACCCTCATCTAAGAAGGCATCAATACTATTCTCCGGCAGTTCCATCTAAGGCTCCTTGTTGTTGTTTTGCCATCTCTATGACTTTCTTGGAGGCATCTTGTATCTCATCTTTAGATCGCGCTAATTCATTCGTGGGCAATCCTAGCTTCTCAGCAGTCCAGTTAGGGATATTCTCAACCTGCGCCCCTAAAGCTACGACTTCAGGCGGTAATGTTTGCATCTGCGCCCACCATACTTGGAAAGACTGGAATTCCTCTTGTGCCTCAGCCTGTGCTAATGGTGATTGCATCTGAATAGACACCTCTTTACCATCCACCTTGATCTTAGGCAAACGACCATTAGCCGACAGAATATCAACACCACGCTCCACTAAAGGTTTGATCTTTTCAGTATTCAAGCGGCCAAATGAAGCACCAGACGTTCTAAGCATCTCTTGAGTTCTAAGCATCTGCTCAGTAGCAGACTTAACAGGATCATCCACCTCACCCAATGGATTAGCAAATAACGCCCTATTAATATTCGCTTGTAAATCTTCAAGGATAATCTGACCTACATCTAATCGACCGCTATTCTCCAAAGGTTTGATAGAAGGATTCTGATTAGAGTTTGAACCAACAGGAATAATTGAGCCTGGTGCAATCGTAACCGTATGAGGGTTCCAAGTGCCATCTGACATAGCGGTATACACACCTGTCATCTGTAAGGCACCATTTTTAAGAATATACTCTTTAACCTTATTAGCAGTACGAATATCAGGAAGCACATCAAGAACAGGACCACGACCGTACACTTCACCAGGAATAACATTTGTCCGATAAATAATGAGAGGGGACGTAGTAAATGATTGTGTATAAATGAGTTGCTTCTTGGCTTCATAGATAACTATTTGATGGAATAAACCATCTGACTTTAAAACACCGTTAATGATCTTAACTTTAGCGTCAGGCTCTTTCTCGATCTTATTGTTTAAATCTTCACCGAAATCACCTTGAGGCCACATACTAGGCAATGCTCTAGCTTCTACCTCATGCTCACGCCATCCCGTGTTCTTCGCACCTTCACCCGCCTCAAGATACAATTGAGACAAAGGAATAGATGTAAACTTGAATAATGGCTCACCCTGTAGCTCATCGCCCTCCTCAAACAACAAAGCACCCGTTGAGATAGCTAAATCCTGATCTGACTCAGTGGATTGATTAGAATAGTCCGATTCATTCAGGTGATTAAAGAATATCTCTGTCGCTTCTTCTAGCTGCTTATTCAGGTTATCCCGATCACCTTTAGGCGTATCTGTACCCGCCACGAAGTTAAACCATTCTTTCCAAGGGGGTGTATGAGCCGATTGAATACGCGCCGCATATGTCCTAACCCCCATAGTGGCTGTTGAATCATAGATATGACGATTCTTTTTCTGGCCAGGGGAATGAAAGTTAAAAGTCTCTTTCTGAGGTAATGCAAAGTCATACGCCTCCTGAAAGATAGAGCGCCATAACTCCCTGCGCTTCTTGGCTTGACCAAACCGCTTGATGACAGCACTAATGCTGCCTAGACCATTAGGGAGCTGATAAGCCATTAAGATGTACCACCTAGATTAGTTGATAAACCCGAAGGGCTTGAAGCGATTAATGATCGTCTGCCGCCTTTCCCTGCTGCTGCCTTGCGTGTGGCTATCTCACTCTCTGCCTCATCACGCCTTAACTGCTCCATTTGCATCTGCTTTTGGCTAGCTTCCTTTGCTTGCTTCTGTTGTTGAGTCTTACCTGTTCTTGGCTCGATTTTCTTTAGTGCCTTTTTTAATGGCTTCTCAAGTAGGCCACCCCCAGTCTTACGCCTTAAGTTTTGGAATTCACTACCCATGACTCAACCTCTTATATAATTGGTAAGGTGTCCATACCCAAAATGATCTTATCCCCAATACCGCCTTACAGACTTCAACACAATTAAATACACAGAATGTATGACGATAGTTATTTGGTTCTATTTTAGCATTAATTGATAGGATTACACTATCAGGCTCAATGCTCCGTATATGTGGATACTCAGACTTAGGCAGTATCGTTGCATCTAAATAACAGCTCTTATTGTCTAATACTATCCAGAACTGACCGCCATCACTCTCTCTTATTGCATAACAATGCTGAAACTGAGGGTCTAACCATTTAAACACCCAGTGCTTTAGCTTGGTCGGCTTGAATACAATGTACCACTTCTGGCTAAGTTTATTACCTTCATCCACTAAAAGACCTCAAAATCAGACTTTGCTACGACCGGCGAGAAGTCACGCTCTTTCTGGGTTAAGACTTCATTCCACCCCATAGCCAACTGGCGTAAAGCGTCAGCACAATGACTAGCCCAATCATGCAAAGGATTATCTTTAAATATCCCTTTCTTTTCGTCATAGTCATACCGGTATTGACTAATACACTCGATACCATGCTTACAGCGCTTCTCATCAAACCAAAATCGGTTAAACAGTCGCCTAGTCGCCTCAATGCCATCTGCTACCTTATGTTGAGGAACCACTCTAAAGGCTATACCCATCTTCAAGGCCGTATCTCTGCGACTCTTACCTGTCGATAGCTCTCTCACCTCAATATCATGCGGAGCAAAGTGATCACCGAAGGTAATATTGTGGTCACGCTTAAATTGTTCTAAGTAATTAATATAATGAGCCATGCCTTCGCCTGTATGCTCATAGTAATTAATGAATCGAATCTCTTTGCCTACCGCTTGGACAAACCATATCGACATTGAATCAGCTATGCCTAAATCCCAGAACGTATGAACAGGTATCGAAGGCTCGATAGGAATAAACCCTATACGGTCATCCTTTAAGCATGATGCCATCTCTTTACCGTATACAGCACCACGTATAGCCGCAGTCCATGAACATTCATACTCTTGCTCATATTCCTCATCGGTCATTATCCCCCTAGCGTCCTGTAGTTCTTCCTCTGCAACTATCCCTGTCTCACTAGCCTTGTGGACAATAGTAAACCAACGCTCATCATTGCTGGCGTGTTCGTAGAGGTCATAGAACGCATTCTTGCCTTTAGGTGTACCTATGAATAATGCCCATCCTTGACGATCCGATAGCGCGGGTCGAAGGACTTCACCAAATAAGCTTGATGGCATTTGGGCGTATTCATCCAAGATACATCCGTCAAGATAGATTCCCCGGAGTGCATCTGGAGTGTCGCAGCCAAAGAGCTGTATTCTTCCTCCATTGGGGTAGTCAATACGCAGCTCAGACTGATTAATTTGTATGCCTGGTATTGGTCTTGAGTAGTGCTGTAGATAGTCCCAAGCGATAGTTTTAGCTTGCTTGTAGGTGGGGGCAAGGTAAGCATATCTAGGACGCTCCTTTGATGATGTGAGGCAATCCCTTAACAAATGATTAATAGCGAATACTGTCTTACCAAACCGTCTATGACAAACTACAACACTCCATCGTTGTAATTCATCATGTATAGCTTGCTGAAGGGATCTG